TCATGCCACCCTTCTCTACTACATAGCTCTCGCGCTTGTCACTAGCTTCTGCCGGGCGAACGACGATTTCATATCCCATTTCTGCCAGCATTTCAATGGCCGTGTTTACTTTCATATTTTCATTCTTCAGGCGGTCGTTGACGATCTGGGGTTTTACGCCCAGTGCCGTAGCGATATCCGTCTGCGTTTTTTTGCGTCCATCCTGTTTGATGGTGTTATTAAGAACTTCCGAAATGATTTCGTTGATTTTCATTGTTTCCAACCCCTTCTGGTTTGTTGAGATTAGAATATCACGATTAATCTTGATTGTCAAGAGCAATCTTGAAAATTTTTCTTTTTGAAATTTTCTCTGCTGAAGGACATCCCCCGCGCTACCTCCGAACATCCATTCCCCCACCGGCACGCCTAGGACAATCCGTGCCGAAATGGTGTCGGAAAACTAGAGAAAAACGACACACGATTTTTTTCAAGATAAATCTTTAATTATTTATAGGAAATGCATTGACTTTCAAGATTAATCTTGTTATATTATATTTACAAGATAAATCTTGAAAAACAACGGCAAAACAGGGGGAAACAAACAATGTTAAATATCTATGTAAATACTTGGGGTAACTACAACGAGAACGGAGCAGACGGAGGCGAATGGATCACACTTCCAATGGACGCCGGGGACCTGGAGAAAACGCTGGATCGTATTGCGGAGAACATGCAGGACTTTGATCCGGAATGGTTTGTAAATGACTATGAGTGGACAACTGAGATCGAGCCGCGCGAGATCGGCGAGATGGAAAATATCACATCACTTAATGAATGGTTAGAAGCGCTTGACGGCCTGAATAAATGGGAACAAGAAACATATTGCGCGGCCGTCGAATATTGGGGCGCCGATTGGGTAGACCTGGACGACCTGGACGAATACAACCTTTATTCTGATATTACAAACGAATATGACCTAGGTTATTACTTCATTCATGAGGCCGGTATATATGACCTTGACGAAATGGGACATCTTGCAAACTACTTTGATTATGAGGCGTTTGGCCGTGACATTAACCTAGAAACTGACGGTGGTTTTACTTCTTTAGGATGGATTGAAAGACGATGATCATCGGGCGCTACATAGGGCGCGACGCAAACGGAAAACCACAATTCATTATTATTTCAAGGGGGAAAAAATAACATGTTCATTTACAAAGATATTTTAGAAAACGATTTTTTGATCAAAGCCGGGGCGCACGCCTACAAGATGAAGATTAACGGCTGGTATTGTGGGGGCTTCTCTGCTCCTTCAGATACGGAAGCACTAGCAATTTTCAAAACGATCCTAGAGGGGGAAAAAAACTAATGAAAACTATTACAACAAATATCTACCTATTCCATGAATTAAACGAAAAAGCACAACGCAAGGCTTGGGAAAGATCTTCCTTTGATTTTTCAGAAGATCACGCGGACGAATACCGCGCGACACTAGCGGCCTTTGAAAAAATCTTTAATGTAAATGTTTTTCGCTACGACGTGGGCAGCATGGTATTTAACCCGTCATTTGATTTTGATTTGACCGGGGACGCGCCCTCCGGTGATCCGATCCGGTTGGCTCGCTTCCTTTGGAATAATTGTGCCGACTACATTCTAAAAGGAAAATACTACAGTACGGGCGGCCAATACATAAACGGGAAATACACGTATAAAAGCCGCCATTCCAAAATATTAAAATCATTCTATGATTGTCCTTTAACGGGCTATTGTATGGACTATGACATTTTGCAGCCTGTCATCGACTGTTTGCATTACAAACGCTTTTTTAACTCTTATGATGAATTAATGCATGAGTGCCTGGGGAACTTTTTCCGCGCGTGGGACGCTGAAATAGAACATTGCTGCAGCTGGGAATATTTTGCTGACGCGGCCGACGCGAACGAATGGTATTTCACGGAAGACGGCGACTTTTACAAAGGGGCGTAAGATGACAACATTTATCTACTATTTCGGCGCCGTCTCTTTCGCGGCAGCAACGGCGCGGGCCGTTTTGGCCCTTATAAACTACTTTGAAAAGGGGAAACGAAAATGAATTTACGCAAAAAATACGAAAGCGCGCCCGCCGTGGGCGTGTACGGGATCTGCAATACATACGGCCTCGCAATACTGGAATTTGACGACGAAACGGCCGTTTCCGCGTTTGCGGGCGCGTGGGGGCCTGGGTGGGAAGATATCCGGAGAACGCGCGTACACTACACCAACAGCGGCCGCACATATATTCGCCGCTATAATCGCCGGTACTACTTCGATGAAATTATGAGGTGCGGCGCATGATCATTTTTCTAGCGATTGTTGGAACGATCCTATATATCCCGATCGCAATTATTATTGAACTAGCTAAAAATTATAAATAATCAAAAGCCCCTATACGGGGCTTTTCTTATACCAGGGGGAAATAACATGGACAAAATTATATTAAGCAGCGCGGACGTTGAAACGCTTTTAAAATGGCGTGATAACAATATAGATCTAGTACGACAAAGCCCGGCGCCGTTCAAGGGTATTATATTAGATTTTCCGGAAACAAAAATAACGGTAAAGGCAATAAACGACGCCGGCCGGATCACTTTTTATATATCGATTAACGGGGCCCGCCTGGGGAAAATAACGGGGCTGCAGCTGCCTGGGGCCTTTTTCAAGATATACAAGGATACAACCGGCCTAAAACACGACGACGTGCAAAGCATAATTACGGTTTACGCCTCTCTAATGGCTTTGATCGTTTTTCATGAGCCGGTGTCAGTGTCTGGGGAGAAAAACACCCCAGGCACTAAAAACAAAAGGAAACCACGCAAGAATACAAAGGGAAAAACCTATATATTAAAACGACGCGGCGCGGATCCTATTGTATCTATACCAGGGACGCGGGCAAAACCGGCCGGCGCATTTGGTGTCCGGGGACATTATCGACGATATAAAGACGGCCGGACCGTTTGGATAAAACCATATAAAAAAGGAACCGGAAAAGAAAAAGAAAAAACCTATAAATTATAATAGAACCGGCCCCACGTGGGCCGGTTTCCTTTTTGTCCCAGGCAGCGAATCACGCCGGGGCTTTTTCTATGCCTAAAATAGCATCCCCTTCTATTTCGCGTTTAAACGGCCTTCTAAGGCGTTTTAACTTCTCAAGGTGTAAACACCTTCGGAACGATTTAAAACGCCGTGACGGGGCCGGAAACGCCGCAAAATATAACTATTTGTTATTTCGTCAGCGGCACGGTTGAAAAAACACGGTTTTCTTCCAATAAATCCCAAATTTGTCTATTATCCACCAAATAGACCGGTTTTTGGCCAAAAATTCCCATAAAAATGGGCGATCTCCTTGGATCGCCCTGTTTTTTTGCCTGTTTTCCATAGTCGTCGCATAGTCGTAAAACGCAAAGTCGCAAAATTTCCATAAAATCCCATAGTTGTTTTGGAAAATTCTGCAAAGTTGCAAGAAAATAATGTGATTTTTTGCCTTTTTTATCGTGTTGCATTTTGCACAAAGTTGTGCTATCACTCCTCCGGCAACTCCGCATATTTCGCCTCAATAACAGACACATCCACTTCCTTCGGCTGGTTATCTACTACCGGCGTCAAATTCACCTGTTTTACGTCTTGATATCCAAAGTTGTTTACGCCCAGGAACACACCCGCCATGGGATTGATCTTACCATTCTGCATATATGACTCCCAAAGCGCCTCCAAAACAGAATAAGCACGGACGATAATCTCTTCATGGGTACCGGCTCTATACTCGCCAGTCTTCCAACGCCATAAAGTCGATTTGTCTATCCTCAGTGCGTTACAGAACCCCTTTACAGTCGGTTTCATATCATCTTGAGCACAGAGTGCAAAATACAAATCGATTCGCCGCTCCACTTCCCTGGGGTCTTTTGTGTTGATAGGCGGTAGTTTCATCACAGCCAGCTCATGGTTAAGATATTTTGTATTATCTCCGGCTTCCACGTGCTCCTGTCCGAACTTAGCAAGGTCTGGGCGATTTCGCTTCTGTTTCACGGGTTTCGTTTCCGTCGTAGCCGGAGGTCTTCCCCTCTTCTTTGGTGTGTTTTCGATTTCATTTGCCATTGAAAAACCTCCCTTCTGCAGGTAGTGTCACAAGTGTCACACCCACCTCGTTAGTCGTCACGGCTATATACTATTTTTTATTACATATAGCCTTTTTTAGCTGTTTTTTCTTCTGTCACTAGTATATTATTTTTTACTTGTGACTCTTGAGTCAATAAAAGAAAAAGATAGAAGCCACAAGGGTTCAAGGGTGTCACAGGTACATCTTTTTTACTTGTGCCAAACCTGTGCCGCTGT